GTAGTAGTGCTTGATGATCTCACCCGTGGTTGAGTACTCCACAGTCACACCGAAGTGCTGACAAGTCTCCTGTGAGAGCCTACGTTGGGGTATTGCCGCTACTGTGCCTCCCATGTTAAGGCGACATGCTTTCACTGGTGCTGCTTCAGTTATTTGTGTTATCATGTTACCGCCATTTATATGGTAGTTGCACCCAGCGGCGAAGCAATGCGCTCCACCGTCTGAGTAGATGGCTAGGGCATCCGAAGAACCACACTTCGGACACCCTTCGTGCTTAACAAAGGTAGACGACACTAGAAGTCTCCTGAGTCACCTTCTGCCATCTCCGCTTCCTCAAGGACCTTCACGGCCTCTAGGTACGTAGCCACACCATGGACTGGATGTGGTTGACCCAGGACGTACTTCAGGCGCACCTTAGAGTTATACGGAACCTCACCGTCGTACCGATTGCCTTCTGCGTCAAACCGCTTGATTTCAAACTTGGACTTGAACTTACGCTGCTTGGCACCTTGGTAGTCCTTGATCTTGACACCCTGTGCCGCCAGTGTTGAAGCGTCGTCTTCTGACATCGTGATGGTCATTGAGTAGGCACCCGTGTCCTGCCCATTGAATACGTCATGCTTCGTTACGTTGCTGAAGTTTACTGTACCTTCGATTGTTGCTGCTGCTGCCATATGGAATAATCTCCGTTTATCTACTTTGGTTGTTATCCAGAGTGTTTCCTCTGAATGTACTAATATTATACCACGGTGTGTCCGGTGTGTCACCTCCTTTTTGCATAAACTTAAGTAATAACCTAAGTAGTACTACTTTAGTCTACTACTACTGTTAACTTCTTTAGTTTTATACTTAAGTAGTAACTTAGGTACTACTTTAGTAGAGGGTATCATAAATCTCCTCTGTTGTCAAGTGATTTCTTTTGTAGTCCTCAAAGAAACTATCGTCATCCCATTCACACGCTTGTGAACTGTTGTAGCAGATATTGCACAGGTCGTAGAAGTCACCGTTGGGGTCCTTACGTGTCAACTCAGCATCCTCTAGAATCTCATTGCAAGCCTTACACCTCATAAGTCACCTCCTCTGAATAAGCATAGTAGAACCTGTCTCTGTGCATCTGGTACAACTCTGTGGGCAACATACGTAGGTACTTGTCCCTCAGTAGGTCCTTCAGTACGAAATGTAAGTCGGCATAGGTCAGGCTGTACATCTCGTCCACTGCTAGGTCATCAGCCATACGTTCTACATCAGTATCATTTATGTATTCGTCTGTGATGTTCTGGTCATTCATCTTCAAACTCCTTATTAACTTTGTCCACGTCTATTAGCAGATAGTACACCAGAAGGTACACCAGTGCAAGAGGTGTCAGGGGTAGCCACTTAAGAAACTCTACCCACTTATTCCGTTTAGACATCATAGTTCTCCTTAAGTGCGTCCCAGCTTGACATCAATGGTATCATACTTGAGACCTTCTCGTCAATCAAGTTTGCAACCAGTCTGCACTCTAGCTGTGCATCAGGTGTAGACCTAAGATTCACCACTCGTGCAAAGGCTGCTAAAGATCCAGTCCAGTACCACTCAGTCATCATGGACTGTGGTAGGATCATACGTGCCTGCTCTGGTGCTATGTTTTTCTCCTGGACCATGTATTCGTACAGCTGTGCCGCTTTTGTCATCAGGTCCCAGTATTCAGCAAAGACCACTGAGTCCCGCGTTAGGACCTCATCAGAAGACCCTTGTTTCTTGTCTTCAGCACGCATACGCCAGAGTTCAGGATTGTAGAACTCAGGTGGCTCGTCTACGTACCTACGACTGACTTCATTCCACACTAAGCCCACCTGATGCTTCACCAGTTGCCTAGCGACGAACACTGGTGCTTTGACCCTGAATTGTAACTGTACGTGCCCAAATGGGGTCCAGTGGTTGTGCTTAGCTAGGTACTTAATCAGCTTCACGTCACCCTGTGTCAGACTCTTGTGGTGCTTGTGGAAGGACACACGGGCAGCATTGGCTACCGTTAGGTCCGAACCCATGTGGTCCAAAAGTTCTACTTCGATCATGCTCATAGTCCCGTGTCTCCTGTGCCTGTGAACCACATGAAGAGGATTATCAGTAGTGCTGTGATGGCACCTATGGTCACAATGTCCACTAGATCCTCTTGTGAGTCCACATAGCCTTCGCTGAAGTCTTCATAGATTAGCTGAAGTTCTGTCCTGAACCAGCTAAAAAGTCTCTTGAATATGTTCATATTACATCTCCTGTATATACGCTATGTGATCTTTTGAAACAATGGAACCCTTCAGGCCATTACCCATAGGGACCTTCAAAGGAATAAAGTCTCTTTCGTCATTCATTAGATCACTGAGTCTTTCACCGTCCTTTAGGTACACTAGGCAGTGCAGCCACCGTCTACCGTCTTTTAGCTCACAAAGTACTTCTAGGCTGTTCATGTGTTTATGTAGTCCTCCTTTATCACTAGCTTCACTGTGACTTCACCGTCTTGATAACCTGAGTAGAAATCCTTGATATTGTCTCTGAGTCTCAGTAACACGCTGATCTGCTCCGTTTCTTCCAGGTCATAGTCCCTGTAGCCTGCGATATAGCAGAGTCTTGTGGTGCCCGTCTCATGGACTACTTTGTCTTTGTCCAGGTGATAGTCCTTTGTGTACGCTTCTATGTAATAGTCTGCGTTGTCTTTGCTTATGTGTACTTCTACAGCCATGCTGGTGCCTCCCGTTTAGTCCATCTCATGTCAATCTCACTGCGTCTGACCCTGTAATAGCTTCGGTACGCTTCCACAGTGTCACTGCCTCTGCACTCGTCATACATGCATTGTGGAGGGTCTACAAAGGGCAGATCTGGTAGTGCAGCGGGTACTTGTGACAAGTAGGGCAATAGGCGCTCTGTGGCGTGAGTCTTGTTGTACCTGTGGCGGTACTCGTCAAACAATGCACACAAATGCTGCAACCCGTGTTTATACGCAATTTGAGACGATCTGAGCCACTTTGTGCTAGGGTGGTTAGCGTGGGTAGGCTTATACACAAAAGCGGCCTGTGGGGACTCTGTGAGCCTGTGAGCAGTACTCAGCATCTGTGCAGTCTCTAGGATCATCTTGACAACGTGTTTGTCACAGAGTGCCCGTGCTGCACTTGTGGGGTCTTCTTCTACGTAAAAGTAATTCATAGTAATTCGTACTCGTATTCTCGAAGGTGCCCGATTATCTCTGCAAACTGTCTGCTAGTCAAGTCTTCATCGTGCATAGCGTCACCGTCAACTGTCAGATTGTCGAACCGTAGCAGATCGTCAGCGAAACAATAGCGCAGATCGAAGTCGTACTCTGTGAGCGTTTGAGTGCCTATAAAGTGCCAATGGTTAGTCATGGTTTAGCATCCTGTTTTGTTCCTGATCTAATAATCGCAAGGCGCAGTGTAGCAAGTCAATATCGTCTTCTGATCTTGTACCGTCATGCTGTAGTTTATAGAGTACTTCCCACGCTTTCAATATTTCCTCACGCTTCGGCTGTATCATTTTCATTCACTGCTCCTTCTAATTGTAGTTCCGAATCGTGATCTATGTTCTGTTTGTCTTGTGCTGTCAGTAGAAGTATACATTCGTCATTCTCTACAGCGTCCAGTATTTTTCTAGCGATGGCAGTAAACACTGGATTAGTGCCGCTTTGTGCAAGCTTGTGCACCGTTAGTGCCCGCCTAATCTCTGCCACTGCATCGTCACCTATAAACAACATTCTAGATTTCATCTTTGTGTTACTCCTATTCTTAGCCATGCAAAGTGTATGCACAGAGAATACCCGAAGTCTTCGTCTCTGTGAACACCTGCGTAGAATCTCAGGTCTTCGCCTGTGTATATGTCTGCTACCCATCTCCTGGTGACTAGAGCATAGCCACCAGAGTCCTCGTCATAAAGTCTACATGCTTTCATAAGTCTCATTGTTTAGTCCTCTATAACCATTGATTGCTGGAAGTCATAAGACAGCGTACCAGCCGATTGATACACCAGATCAGCAATCTCTGGGTAGTCGTGTTCCATCTGTTCTAACCTTTGAAACGCGAAGACATCGTTAGTTTTCATCGTTCGCTTTACTAGGTCTAGATACTCTCTGATTAACTCATTCATTATGCTGTCTCCTCTTTTATCGTTATCAGAACTCGCTCTAGGTACTCAAAACTTTTGAATGGTACATTTTCACGCGTACAGATTCTGAGCAGTTCCTGAGTGCGCTCTTTTCTTGTCAATCGTTCACGCATTTCTTTTGTGTCATACAATGCCTGAAATTCTACCTGTATTCTACCCAGCTTGATCGCTTCTTCGCTAAACATTACGCTACCTCCACTAGTGAATTGATGTAGTCCTGTGATACTGTGCGCCCTATGTCCTTACCGCCTAGATACTGATTGATGTGCTTCGTGGTGGTCACTGAGTAACGCTGGTCGGTCCTGAATGCGCCTTGGTCATCATAACCAGCAACCGGAGTCCGATAGCTGAATAGAACCGTGGTATCGCCTACAGTAAGTTCTGTCATGTTGCTCTTGATTGGTCGTAATTGCATCTTGTTTGTCCTTTGTTTGTGTTTGTGTTGTCAAAAGTACCACAGCAAAGCCCACGTGGTCAACATGGGCAGAGCTGTGATTCCTTATGCTAATGCTTCCTCTACTTCTGCCATGACTTCAGCCATCAATGCTTTACGCCTGTCGCACTCTGACTCTACAAAACGTGCTACCTGTGTTCCTACTTCAGTGCCGTATGCGTCTAGCGCGAGCATTCCTTTAAGCTGTCGCATTTGTGCATCCGTGTAGTGCGGTAGGTTTCTAATGATCTCTAAGCTTGTCTGTTGCATCTTGTGTTGCTCCGTTTCCGTTGTTGTTGTGCCTATTATATGCTCATGAGTGACCATCACAAGACCTTAGAAGCACGATCCATGATATCTCCATAATCTTGAGGTTTCTACAGATTGTCAATAGTTGGCACAGTGTGTGCTTGTGGCTTCATGGGTCCTACACTGGCTCACACACTTTGTCAACACTTGACATCTCGTGCTGACTATGGTTGGCCCAATGTTGGCATGGATCTTGCCTATGCAAAACTCGTGCCAACTTCATACTGGCACACTTGTTGCTACCCATGCAAGACTCGTGCCAACTTGTGACGCCGCCAGAGTTGGCACAGATGTTGCAACACATGCAAAACCCATGCCAACATTGGGCGCATCCAGAGTTGGCACACTTGTTGCTACGCAAGAATCATGCCAAATGTCTGCAAATGTTTAGACCGGGGGAGGGGGTTGACTCATGGTGATAATAGTAGTAGCCACTGGCATACAAAAAAGGTGAAAATTAGGAATAATTACTCGTGTTTTAACAACTGTAAGTCATTGATTAGCCTCGTGGTTGCCACAACTGCAACAACAATGGAAAAATAGCTTGACTTTTGTGTAGACTTGTGTTATACTATAGACATAACTAGGGACAATTTGTGTTATGACCGCTGATTTACAAAAGCGTGGCCGTGGCAGACCCCGAAAGTCAGAGATTGCCGCTGTAAAACCCGGTAACAAAGGTCAAGTAGGTAGACCAAAGGGTGACGCAGCGATAATCAACGAGTACAAAGCTCGTATGCTGGCTTCACCGAAGTCAAAAAAAGTACTAGAGACGATCTTTGATGCTGCTCTGGACAACGACCATAAGAATCAGGCTGCTGCTTGGAAACTAATTATGGACCGTATGCTGCCAGTAGGAGCATTTGAGCGTGACGTGGTGAAGGACGCGGGTAGAAACGCCATACAAATTAATATTACTGGTGTTGGGACCGTAGACGTGTCCAATGACGAACCTATTGAAGGAGAACTCGTGGATGAAGCTTAAGCATTTTACTCTGGACGAGTTCAACTGTCAAGTCACGGGTGAAAACCGTATGGAAGAAGAGTTTCTAGAGAAGCTTGATCGTTTGCGTGGGGGCTGTGGTTTTCCATTTGTCATCACTAGCGGCTATCGTCATCCTACTGAACATCCTATAGAAGCCGCTAAGGAAGTACCCGGCACCCACGCCCAAGGTATTGCTGCCGATATCCAAATCACCAATGGTGCCCAGAGACACCGTATAGTCAACGTAGCTAACCACATCGGCTTCAACGGCATCGGCATTGCTAAGAACTTCGTACACGTAGACACTCGTGGTACAACACCAGTGATGTGGCTGTACTAATGAAGTTTTCTCATGGTGCTGCTCTAACAGCAGGAACTGCTAATACTATCCTGACTGCTCCTGCTGGCTATGACGCTATAGTTAGCTACTTGTTCATCTCTAACACCACAGGTTCCACCAAGAGCATCAGTGCCAAGTGGGTACACAGTGGTACGGACATTGATTTTCTGTCGTCTAAGAACCTAAACGCAGCAGAGATTCTGGACTTCGGTGGTCCAGAAGGTGCTTTCCTCGTGATGAAGGAAGGTGACACGCTAAGCATTACACCAGAAGCTGGCTCTACGTTCGTAACCATCATTTCATTTGAGTTTGTCCCAGCCACACCAAGGCTTAACTTTTGACAACTGATCTGAACATTGAGTTACTGCCGTGGCAACAAGAAGTCTGGGCAGACGACACCAGATTTAAGATTGTAGCAGCAGGTAGACGTACAGGTAAGTCCAGGCTTGCTGCATGGATGCTGATTGTGAACGCTCTGCAAGCCGACAGAGGCCATGTGTTCTACGTAGCGCCCACACAAGGGCAAGCACGAGACATCATGTGGCAAACTCTACTGGAGCTTGGGCACCCAGTAATCTCAGGTAGTCACATTAACAACCTGCAGATTAAGTTGGTCAATGGGGCCACGATCAGTCTAAAGGGTGCCGACAGACCAGAGACTATGCGTGGTGTGTCACTGAAGTTCCTCGTGTTGGACGAGTACGCCGACATGAAGCCTGACGTGTTCGAGCAGATCTTAAGACCTGCTTTGGCTGACCAGAAGGGCTGTGCAATGTTCATCGGCACACCCATGGGTCGTAATCATTTCTACGAGTTGTACAAGTATGCTGAACTGGGTGACGACGAGACTTACAAAGCTTGGCACTTTACTTCCTATGACAATCCTCTGCTTGACTCTAGTGAAATCGACATTGCAAAGAAGTCTATGTCGAGCTATGCGTTTCGTCAGGAGTTTATGGCGTCATTTGAAGCTCGTGGGTCAGAAATGTTTAAAGAAGGCTGGGTAAAGGTCTCTGAAGAAGAACCAGAGATAGGAGACTACTACGTTGCAGTTGACTTGGCAGGTTTTGAAGAAGTCAACAAGAAGAGGACTAAGAATACAAGGCTTGACGAGACTGCGATTGCTGTTGTCAAAGTTAGTCCTGATGGCTGGTACGTTGATAATATTGTATATGGGCGTTGGGACCTTAACGAAACAGCAGCAAAGATCTTCCAAGTCGTCAGGGACTACCAGCCAATTAGTGTTGGAATCGAAAGGGGGATTGCAAAGCAAGCCGTAATGTCCCCTCTAATAGACTTACAGAAGCGATACGGGACGTTCTTTAGAATCGAAGAGCTGACTCACGGTAACAAAAAGAAGACTGACAGGGTTATGTGGGCGTTACAGGGGCGCTTTGAGAATGGCTTCGTAACACTGAACAAAGGCGAATGGAACGCTAAATTTCTAGACCAGTTGTTCCAGTTTCCTGACCCTCTGACGCATGACGACTTAGTGGACGCTTTGTCCTACATTGACCAATTAGCAAAAGTAGCGTATGACTACGAATTTGAAATAGACGACCATCAAATATTAGACGTGGTAGCAGGATATTAACTATGAGTGAACTATACGAAAATGATCCACTGATGGTCGAAGAGTCCATCGAAGACTGGGTAATGACCAAGTGTGACGACTGGCGTGACCACTACGAGTCTAACTACGAGGCAAAGTTTGACGAGTACTACAGGCTCTGGCGTGGTATCTGGGATCCTGTAGACAGCGAACGTAAGTCAGAACGCAGCAGAATCATCTCGCCTGCACTCCAGCAAGCCGTAGAGTCCAATGTTGCTGAACTAGAAGAAGCAACCTTTGGCCGTGGCAAATGGTTTGACGTAAGCGACAACATGGGCGACACTGAGCGCCAGGACGTGATGTTCTTACGTAACAAACTCACGGAGGACTTTGAGGACTGTAAGGTCCGTAAGTCAGTAGCAGAGTGTCTCATTAATGCAGCTGTGTACGGCACGGGCATAGGTGAGATTATCATTGAAGAAATGAAGGAGATGGCTCCGGCCACTCAGCCAATCATGGGTGGGGACTTACGTGCTGTCGGTGTTAACATCACGGAGCGTGTCAAGGTCAAACTCAAGCCTGTATTGCCACAAAACTTCCTAATTGATCCCGTAGCTACGTCTGTAGAGGACGCCATGGGTGTAGCTGTGGACGAGTTCGTAAGCAGACACCACGTAGAAATGCTGCAGGAACAGGGCGTCTACAGAGACGTGTACGTTGAAAGTGCTGCTCCTGACAGCGACTTAGAGCCGGACAAAGACATCACAATGTACAGTGACGACAAAGTACGTCTGACTAAGTACTACGGCTTAGTACCACGAGAACTACTTGAAGCAGCTACGACTAACGAAGACGAAGAAGTAGTAGAACTTGAAGAGGACAAAAAGTCACGGTACGTAGAAGCAGTTGTTGTTATTGCCAACGGTGGTATTCTGTTAAAAGCAGAAGCTAACCCTTACATGATGCAGGACAGACCCGTAGTAGCTTTTCCTTGGGACGTAGTACCCAGCAGATTCTGGGGCCGTGGTGTGTGTGAAAAAGGCTACAACTCACAGAAAGCTCTTGACACTGAGTTACGAGCCAGGATTGACGCTCTGAGCCTTACAATCCATCCAATGCTTGCTATTGACGCCACACGTTTGCCACGAGGGGCTAAGCCAGAAGTACGCCCAGGTAAAATGATCCTAACAAATGGAGATCCTCGTGAAGTACTCCAGCCGTTTAACTTTGGTCAAGTCAACCAGATTACTTTCGCTCAAGCCAGTGCTTTACAGCAGATGGTTCAGCAGGCTACTGGTGCCGTTGACTCTGCTGGCATCGCGGGTCAGGTCAATGGAGAAGCCACAGCAGCTGGCATTAGCATGTCTCTTGGTGCTATCATTAAGCGCCACAAGCGCACTCTGATTAACTTCCAGCAGTCCTTCCTGATTCCTTTTGTTAAGAAAGCTGCTTACCGCTACATGCAGTTTGATCCTGAGAACTACCCCGTTGCTGACTACAAGTTCAACGCCAGCAGCACTCTGGGTATCATTGCTAGAGAATACGAGGTGACACAGTTGGTACAACTCTTGCAGACTATGCAGAAGGACTCACCGCTGTACAACACGCTCATCCAGTCAATTATAGACAACATGAATCTTTCTAACCGTGAGGAACTTCTGGCGGCTATGGCACAAGCTATGCAGCCTAACCCAGAAGCTCAGCAGGCAGCACAAGCAGCACAACAAGCCCAGCTTGAGTTCCAGCAGTCCCAGACAGCAGCTTTGTCTGCACAGGCTCAGGAATCTTCAGCTAGGGCTAGTAAGCTGGCTGCTGAAGCTCAGGCTGTACCAATGGAGCTAGAAATCGACAGAATCAACGCCATCACTAGAAACTTACGTGAAGGTG